AGCTCTAATAATCTAAATTTTCTACCGCCATAAGGATAACCACCAATTGATACAAATTGACCGACATCGTACAAGAGCGTAGTTTCGATTCTAAGCGAGTTTTTGCTATTATAGTATACTTTACCAGACAATAGTTCTAAGTGGTCTTTACGTAGCTCTCTGTACCCTGTGAAGCTATCTATTCTATATTTGTCACCGTAAGTAGCAACATACTCATATAACATTCGGCTTGTCTCCACTTTCTACAAAAATAAGTCTATCATTGAACTCTGTTTTAACTCTATCCGCTATATACCCAGAATATAGTTTACCGTCATACCATATATCTACCAAGTCATTAACATATAAAGGCAAAAGCTCATTTTGGTTAAAGATTAATCTTGTGACTATCGTAGAGGGAGAAATTTCAGCCTTAATAGTAGACATATCAGGAGGGTTTCCGTGGTCATCTCTATCATAAAATAATGTTTTAACTGTCCTTACTTCTGGCAAGTCTGTTCCGTCTCCATGATAAGTGCTATAATCAATGACATCGCCGTTATTTTTTGCTGTGTACATTTTAGGAGGGTCTGTGTAGTCGTCTGCTTCCTTATTTTTGATAAACACAACAGCGAAATTATAAGCTGAACGCTCTACTACTGTCTCCGTGTCCATTGTCACGTTTTGCTTAATATCTACCCTTGTCGTTATTCTATTTCTATTCCAGCTCCTTGAAGCGAAGTTAATGAATAACAAGTTTCTAGGGTCTGCTTCAGATGAAGCGTGTTGAATTGTTGTAGTTGGTTGAAATTGAACCTTGGAAAATATCCGTTTAGCTACGTCATGGGCTGATGAAATTTCCGCTTTTCTGTTAATTGTAGCCTTTCCAGCGAAAATACTTGAATTAAAGAAATAACCATAACTCATTAAATTATTTTTATTAGGGTCAATCAGATAATTAATGATAGCGGAATTTGTCGTTTTAGTTATTGCATTCGGAACATCAAGACTTTCAATCATTGCCCAAAAATAGTTCTTTAATGTAGCTTTGTTACTTTTATCTACACTCGTAACAAGATAGAGCATATCTAAGTTTAACTTTTTCTTTTGACCTAGAGCTTCCTCGACTGGAACAACTTCAGGAAAAAGAATTTGAACAATATCGCCAACCTCTACTGAAACGGTAAAAGTAGCTGATGAAGTGTAAAGATAACCTGTTTCCCACAGTTCGTAGTTAATAACTTGACATCTTGATTTAGGTATCGGAAGACCTCTTTTGTCTTTTTTACCATTAGGAAGAATAAAGTCAGATACATTATAGTAGTTAGGGTTAAAGTTATCATAAACATTAGCTTCTAACATTAAACGAAGTCCGCCTTTCTCTTAATTTTAAACTCTGCCTTACTTAAATTGATTAGCTCCATTTGACCTTTTTCAATTATACGAGTTCTGTATCGCTCAAAGTCCATTACAGGGAATAAATTTAGAGCAGTTGTCCCCTTCCAACCTTGATAAGTTTCATCATTTACATCTGTATTAATTAAAATATAGTCTTGCACCTGTTCCGTCTTAAATACAATTGCAGTATATTCATTTCCAATATCGTCTAAAAATCTAACTCCAGCAGGTGTTTTAGGTAGTTGCGGATATAATATTCCCATAAAACTAAATATTTCATCTTTTATATCCCAGCGACTTAAACGGTCTATGTCACTTTCCCCATAATAAGTGTAAGAAATCCCTTTGACATACTTATAGTTTCCTGGTGCTGTTCCTCCATAAATTTTAGATTTACCAGCGATAACTTTTCCATTTTGAATTTTTCCAAAAGTTAAGTTTTCGTAAGTGTACCACTTTGTGATTATATCGAACGTTATCTTTTCGCTGAAAGTTCCGTTCTTACCATAACCCTCTGTTTTTGTAACATCTGCTAAAGCTAAATCGGCATATACTTGAAAAATCTCCGTTTGATATTCAAGTGTAACGAACTTTTGGTTAAGAATATCGTTTATGAAGTCTTTCATTAATTGATAATTTTCTTCTAAACTTTCCCCAAATGTTTCTAGCTTGAACTCTATTTGTGGTTGAGTGATTGAGCGTGTTCCCATTACTCCAATACCATTACTTTGCCAAATATTATTAGTTGATTGTAAACCTAAATTAGAGGGCTGATAAAACCTAACTTTTCCATTTGTAACGTCCCAAACTTTGTCATCTGTTCCGTCTAAGTTGGTATGTATTTTATACTGTCTTACCATTAAGCCCTCCCTAATTCAAATTCTCGTCTGATTGCACGTGCTAAGTTAGAAACATCTTGACCAGCGCCACCTTGTACGTTAAATGTGTTATAAGTTCTATTGTCGCTTGATACGCTGTTAGTGCTTAGACCGTAACCGCTAGAAGATAGATTAACATCTGTTAAGCCTACTACCATAGAACCTTTGAACAATCCGCCTAGTTTACCAGCGATACCATTAATAGCTCCTGATATATTGTTGATTGTATTTGTTACACCACCAAGAACGCTGTTTATCGTGCTACTGATTCCTCCAAATATACCGCTAAAGAAACTGCCAAGACCACTAAATACTCCTGTTATTGCATTATAAGCATTAGAAGCAAAGCCACCAAATGCGCTGAACGCTCCACTAACTGCATTTCTAGCACCATTGAACACTCCACTAAAGAAGCTACCGACTCCGCTAAATGTACCTGAAATCCTTGACCATGAGTTAGAAGCAAAACTTCCAATTGCGCTGAATACTGATGACACGATGCCTCTCACAGCGTTAAATAGTCCGCTAAAGAAGCCAGTTGCTGCATTCCATGTTCCAACCAGTATATTCCAAGCTGAAACAGCAAAGCTACCTATGGCACTAAATGTTGACGAAGCTATTGAACTAACAGCATTAAATATTCCACCAAAGAAAACTGATAAACCTTGCCATGTGCCGATAACTAATTGATAAGCGCCTCTAATTATAACCAAGATAAGTTGGAACGCTGAATTAATTACTGAACCAATTAAGCCAAATATAGATTTATAAAAATCAATTAAAGGTTTAAATGTAGTAACAAACCAGTTATAAGCTCCTGTCACTAAAGAAGCGATAGTTGTAAATGCAATTGTAACAACATTTACTATTCCATTCCATAGCCCTGTGAAGAACCCTGTAACTCCAGCCCATGCTGTTTGAATTCCGGTAACAACAGTTGCCCATAAGGTAGTAAAGAATGTTGATATTCCGTTCCAAATGTTTTTAATGGATTGCACAACTCCGCTAAACCAATCAACTAAGCCTTGCCAAATACCTTTAGCTCCGTCAACTACTCCGTTCCATATATCAGCAAACCATTGTCCGATACCGCTAAAGAACGAAACTATTCCGTCCCATGCACTCTTCAAGAAGTCTATAAAACTAGCCCAAGCCTTTTTACCTGTTTCGGTTTGAGTGAAGAAATAAACTAAACCAGCAACAACCGCTGCGATAGCGCCCGCAATCAATACATAAGGATTAACGGCAGCAACAAGATTAAAAGCCTTCATTACCCCTGTTGCTGCTTTAATTGTTGTTTGTAACTTTTGGAAAATACCAATAGCAGTAACTATTCCAGAACCGATTTTAAAAGCTACAAAACCTGCTGTTAAGGCAACTAAAGACGATTTTAAAGTATCAATCGCTCCTTTACTTTCACTAAATTTCTTTGCAAAATTAGCAATTTTCTTTATGACGTCAGCTAAACCTTTTGCCAAACTAGCAATAGTTTTACTTACGTTCTCCACAGAACCTGCACTTTCGCCAGTTTTTGAATCTATACCAGCAAATGATTCTATTAGTTGTCCGATTATACTTAGAACTGAACCGAAAGTTGATTTTAATCCGTCCCAAATTTCAGAGAAAGAACTTAAAGCACCATTTTTTTCTAATGCTCCCCATAGTTCTTTGACATACTTGACTATGCTATCTATGGCTTTACCAGCACTTTCGCCCCAACCGCTCATTTTATCAATCAAAGCACTTATAACAGGAGTTAAAGCGTCAAGTGTAGGAAGTAATGCTTGCGATAATGTTTCATTAAAACTATCCCAAGCGTCGCTTATGGTCGTTACTCCTCCACCGCCTGCTTTACCAAGTTTCTGCATAGCCTTATCCAGCATTTCAACTGATATAGCACCCTTTTCACTAGCTTCTGCAAACGAGCCATACTGTTTTAAAGCTGGGTTCATTTCCATAACGGTTGATTTAAGTGCTGAACCAAGAGCTGTGTTATTATCTGTTAGCTGATTGATGTTTTCAGCTGTAACTTTCCCACTTGCGGACATTTGACTGTAAGCCTGAACGACACCTTTAAGTGTTTCCCCAGTACCACCAAAGGCTTGGTTAGCTTTTACTAATGCTTCAGTTTTACCAACCGCTTTTTTAGCAGTATCTCCTAAACCAATGAACGTTGTTGAAAGTTTTAAAGTATCTTCGGTATTTGCATTTGTATCTTTAGCAAGTTTTTGCATAGATTTGCTTACATAGTCAAAATCTTGTCCGTTGCCCTTGAACTTCATTGTGTTCTTCAAGGCAATCATGGCTTTTTGAGTATCCATTGCGTCAGATATCCAGCCTTTTAAGCCATTACCGACAGCACTAACAGCACTTGAACCGATTTGCCTGAATACACCTACCGCAATCTCTCTAAGACCGCTAAAGCGTGACTTCATGCCGTCAATTCCGCTATTAACACCCTTAGTATCCATTTTAGCTTCAATGTTCCAAGAGCCTGAACTAATAGCACCCTCGACTTGCTTTATTTCGCTTTCCAGCCTGTTAGCTTGTGTTTCTGCTGTGCCTAAGTCTCTAGTAAGTCGTAACCATTTCTTTTGACCTGCTGGCGAGCTTTTATCTACAGTAGCAAGCTCTTCTTTTAATTTTGTTGCTTTGTCACGTGATAAGCCCAACTGCGTTTGTAAATTCTTTTGCAATTGCGCCATTTTCCCGGTATTTGTGGGGTCAAGTTTTAGAGCTTCACGTAAGTTTTTAGCTTCTCCTCTAAGCCCTGACATTGCGGTATTAACGCCTTTAAGTGAGTTCTCGAATTTCGTGGTATTACCGTATATCTCGACCTCAAATGTTGCATTACTTGCCATTACATACCCTTTCTTTTACGCCTTTTC